TTTTTCAATCACAAAAGAAGTAGCGTCACTAAATTGGCACAGTGGTGATGCCGAAATAGATTCCCTTTGCAATTCTGGGATAATTACTGTTTTGATTTGAATCGGATATTCAATCTTTATAAAATTCTCATCTTCACTATCAAACATTGCCATTACTGTTTCACCAGTAACAAGTTTGACTACAACATACTGTTTATCCATATAGATTCACTTCCACCATTTTCAATTTAAATTCTTCTTCAACATACGTCTTGTAGCGTTCAGCTGCATGATTCAACGTATGATTCTTCCAAGACTTCCAATGCAAGTCGTCTGCAATATCATATAAGTTACAAGCAATCTTGCCGTCATTCAAACGCAAACCACGACCAATAGATTGCAGGTTGCGGATCTTTGACTTAGATGGTGACGCAAAAACTACGTTCTCAATTGAAGGAATATTAATACCTGTTGAGAAAGTTCCATAGCTGGCAATAATAATCGCATCACTTTCTTTTTCTGTAATGTGACGGACAGCTTCTCGATCAGCAACGTCAGTACCACCGTGTACAAAAAACACATGGCGACCTTCTGCCACTTTACTCTTGATAAGATCGTATAGAACTTTACCGTGCTTTTCAACGTATTGAAAAAGAACCAGCGTATTACCTTTAGAATTTACTGCCAAGTTTCGAATAAACTTATTACGCTTTTCATTGCCAACAAGAAAATCCATTTCGTCTTGGTACGTGTTCTTATTACGTTCTTTACGAATCTCGTCGCTGTACTTCATTATCAGACACGTTATATTTAGCGCAGATAATTTACCTGAATCCATAAGAGCCTTGGTAGTGGTTACACGGTGTACTGGACCAAACACACCTTCAAGAACTAATTGGTGAATCTTCTTATTATCTAAAGTACCAGTTGTACCAATACGGTGTTCAACTGTATCAAGTTTTTCCATGATAGTTGTTAACGACTTAGCTTTAAACTGGTGAGCCTCATCTCCAAAGATGACATCAAACTGTTTAAACCAAGACTTAGGTTGTAAGTAAATAGACTGCCAAGTTGTAATCAATACATCCTTGGTAAACTCTTTAGGAAACCCGCTGTATAACTTTTGACAGTGGTTCTTAACATCAAACCCATTTGCCGATGAGTAGTCTTCAAAGTCAGCATACATTTGTTCAACTAGTGATGTAGTTGGTACAATCAAAACACACTTACGTTTATTGTTAATATGCCAACGCATAGTGCTGTAGATAATCAAAGACTTACCTGAAGCTGTTGGGGATAGTAAAAGTGTACGATGTTTATTTAAGGCTGTGTGAATAGCTTCAAGCTGATAATCTCGAACCTCAATTGGATTGCCTCGCCCTCGCAGATTAAGCCAATCCGTAAACTCTTTAATTGTTTCCATATCAACTGGCTCGCGAGAAAAGATTTCATTCTTAGCTTGCAGTTCGTAACCATTGCGTTCACAAAAGCGTTCAAGGTATTCGTACAGTCCAACGTAAAGAGTTTTACGGAATTGATCATACAATCGTACTTTACCGTCCCACAAACGTGCTTTAAATTGAGGAGTAAACCTTGCTCCTGGATATTCGTAAGTAAAGAAGTCTGCTAGTTCTTGTTCGATAGAAGCATCGCCAAAAACACGCATGTAAACTTCATCTAGTTTTTCAGCGTATAAAGTAGTCATTACATTCCAGCTAAAAATCTCTTCCACTCAATAGCAGATTTGATTTGCCAGTCTCTGGCTTTAAGCTGTCCTAAGATTGATTCTAAAAGATATATCATTGTTTCAAGGTACTCTGCGCGAACTTTTAATGTACATAGTTCAGTATCGCCTTGTAAGAACTCATCCATTTCATTCTTCAACGGTTTAACGCCTTGCCATTGCGCCCAACCAAGTTGTTGCAGTTCTTCCTTACCAAGTTCACCTCGGTAATAGCGGAATTTGTTTTTGCGGAGTTGGTTGTAGTCTGCTTGAAGTTTAGTGTATTTGAGTTTTACACCAATCAATAACCTCAAGTATTTGGAATGCAGTTTAGGGGTAATGGTTGCATTTTCACCAAGATAGTTGTCATCAATCTCGGCATCTTTTTCCCATTCATTTTGTATCTCATCAAGTGTCATAATAATATCTCCACGCCTTCGGCGAAATTAAGTATTGTCTATTGTAAAGTAAGAATATTTAAACGTTGCTGATCCAATCACATAGTTCACGTCCATCGCTGTTGCTTCAAACTGAATAGGGTCTAAAGATACAGGGAATATGTCATAGAACTTAAAGGAATTGGTTCCATTGTTTTGCGCATCCAATACGGATACTGTTGCATCAGAGTAGTTCTTAGCAAGTTCTGAGTAAACAGTTCCTTGCTGAGTATTCATGTAATTAGAATACTGAGAATTGCTCTCTGGAAAACCTAATGCTATCATCCAGTTAAAAATGGATTTATAGTTTTTCATCTTATCGTCAATCAAGAATTGAACAGTCAATTCAGAGAAAGCCATAATTTCACCTGGGATTGGTGTATTGACAAACGGTGTTGGTCTATCAATAGATGGTAAAGTGATTGATGGAATCGTAACACGTTGACAGAAGAAAGAAACCTCAGGCAACTTAGTGATGCTGAAGTTAAATCCGTTCGGTGATAACGGGTTAAGGTTATTTGGATATAGAGATTCTGATAGTGCCATAACTTTATTTATACTCCATGGAAAAAGGGGATCCCAAAAGATCCCCTGAAATACCGCTTCTTAATGTCGGCTTAATCATAACCAAGCCGAACTAAGATTACATTAGGTTAGTAACCTTAACCTTACGGTAGTAGTAGTTCATATCAGAAGTCAAGTTGTCTTGACCAGAAGTACCGTCATCCAAGTTAATGAATGGGTTAGCAACTAGACCGTAACGAGTCTTGAAGCCAATCTTTGGTTGGAAGCTGTTAGGATCAACAGCACGAACCATTTGTAGAGGCACGTATGGGCAGTAGAACAAACCAGCGTCGAACGCAGAAGTACCTTTGTAACCAGCAACGAAATACTGGCTAGCAGAGATGTTAGCTGCATATGGATCAACATAAACTTTGTACTTGCCGTTTAGAACACCAGCGAAAGTAGTAGAAGTGTCATCCACGTTCAAGCTAGAGTTACCAGCCAAAGCAGGAGTGTAGTCAAGAACACCAGCCATCGCCAATGCAGACGCAACGTCAGCAGAAGTGATGATGAAGTTCGCACGACCACGACGTGTCAATTGACCAACAGCGTTCGCTTCGCGTTCGATTTGGAACAATAGACCCTTGAACTTTTCAACAGACCAACGACCGTTAGAGTCAACGTCCAAGTCAAAAACACCAGCAGTAGCAGTACCAACTTGAGCACCAACCTTAGCAGTACGGTACACAGTACGCACAACTTCACGGTTGATTTCAGTTAGAATTTCAGCAGACAAGATGTTGCTCAATTCGCCTTCAGCATCAAGACCATGCACAGACTTCATGTCTTGTGCTAGTTCGATTGAGTATTCTGCCTTCAAAGCACGAGTCTTTGCAGTTACAGAAGTCTTCTCGATAGAGAATGCCATTTGACCGAAAGTACCGTCACCAGAACCACCTTGACCCAAACGCTCAGCAGCAGTAGTCGCTAGACCAGTACCGTTAGTTTGAGATGTTAGAGTGTCACCGTCTAGAGTAGAAGAGTGAGTACCAGTACCAGAGAAGTCAGAATCAGCTTCGTTGAACAATGCTTCAGTACCGCTTGGAGAACCGTAGCGAGACTTCATTGCGAAGATCAAGCCAGTAGGTTGAGTCATTGGTTGAACACCAGCGATGTCATATGCGATCAATTGAGGCATAGAACGGCGAACCAAGCTGATCAACACTGGGTCGAAACCAGCAACGCCACCGATACCAGAACCAGAACCTACTACGCCGATTTGGCCACCAGTAGAGTTAGTTGGAGCAGTTTCGAATAGAGCTTCTGATTGCTTGCGCATTTCGCGCTCTTGGTTTTCTAAAAGAACAGCAGTAACTTCCTTACGGTAGTTATCAGTGATCTTTGGTGCACCTTCGTGATTAAGGACTGGTGCCCATTTTTCCATTAGTTGTTGACGAGTTGTCATTTCTATTTTCCTTTAGATAAAAAGATTATTTAGTCAGAGCAGAAAGGTAACGAGCCATTTGTGGATCGACTTTCTTTTCTTCAGTTAGAGTTTCGACTGGAGTGTCAGTTACGACTGACTGTACTTCAGTAGCTTGTTTAGTGAAATAGCTTTCGCGGATAGTCTTTACTTTAGTAGAGAAAGAACCTGCGTTTTCAAAAGTTAGTTCTTCAGCTAATGCTTCGAACTTTTCTGTTTCAACATCAGATAAACCTTCAGCTGCTTCGGCAACGATTTGAGAACGAGTAGACTCAGCAATTTGCTTAGTCAAAGCAACGTTAGCTGCTAGTTGTTCGTCTAGTTTAGATTCTAGAGTACCAATTGTTTGCTCCATCTCACCAAGTACATCGTACTTTTCTGCTGGAACGTCAACATAGTGCTCTACGAAAAGACCCTTCATACCATTGATGAAGCTCTCTACGATTTCAGACTTAATGCCATTTTCAAGGGCTAATTCATTATTAGCAATCCACTGCTCGGCGATATAGCCAAGGTATCCATCAACTTGTTCAACAAGACCCTCAATTTGTTGTGCAGTAGCTTCTTGTAGCTGTGCTGCAAATTCTTCTTCAAGATGGGCAACTGCTTCGTTAACGCGAACCATTACGGCTGCTTCGAAAATAGTAGTTGCTTTTTCTTTGAATTCTTCTGTTAACTCTTCACCAGTAAATAGTGCGTCCATATCTTCTTTAACGCCAGCCTTAACTGCGTCACCCTTACGGATAGAAGTTTGGTCACCATTCTTTGGGTTCTGAGTACCAACACCAGCAACTTGTTCAGCTTGCTTTTCGTCAGTCACGTTGTTACGTGCTACGTCTGGGTTTTCACCAGAGTGTGCAGGTTTAACGGCATCACCCTTAGACGGGTTGCCAGATTTGTCACCAGCTTGAGCGTTTTGAGTAGTAGTGTTGCTACCACCTTGTGCGCCATCTGGTTTTACTTTTTCTTCTTGAAGTTCCTGAGCCTTACGTGACTCAGCAAGAAGTTCAGCGATTTTTTGTTCGATAGACATCGTTTTCTCCTAACTTGGATAGTTCTATTAAGTTATTTATAATTTATTCTTACTCAGGAAACTTTGAAAAGCTAAAACCTTAGCTTCTTGCAATTGCTTGCTAGATGCTTTTCTAATAAACTTTTGTGTTTCCTCAATATCTTTTTCCACAAATTTTCCATCCACGAATGTCCACTCTTTGCTTTCCATGATACCACGGACATAAGCGTCAGGAGCGGATGGGTCAGCAACGATGTCAGCTGCGGTAGACAGCATAAAATCGTCCTGAACAACGTTAACACCTTCATTGTTCATTTTTAGTGAACCTAGTGCTCTGGATGAAACTCCAAGGTTTGCGCCGCCGTCTAATAGACCGCGAGCAATATTACCCATTGGTGTTTCCATGATCTTAGCACGACCGATATAATTAGTACCTTCTTTACGAAGGTCAACAATCATATGCGATACGCGATCTAGATTAATTGATGGCGAATCTGGGTGTCCCAATTCACCATATGCGCGATTCATCTTCACGCATTCTTTCATGTAACGAGCAACTTCAGCATCCATAACGTGTTCTGGATACATACGCTTGTTGCGGTTTTGAAGAGCTGATTGAAGGAAGATACCTTCAATGAAATATTCTTTCTTACCTTTCTTATCTTCAACGATAAGATTAGTTGTGTCGAAAACTTCTTTAATTAGTTTCATTTTATGCCTTATCTGGTGAACCGTTTAGTGTAGTGCTAGCACCAACACGTGTAACGTCATCATATGCGCCATAAGTGGCAGTTTCAACTTTAGTATCCCATCCAGCAGTTTTGCGTAGAACTAGGAAACCTGAAACGTCTTTAGCAACACCATTAGTCAAAACGATGTCGAAAGTATTATCATTAGTGATTGGAATACCCCAAGAGTTGGCTTCCATATATGGAGCGTTTTCTGGAGCGCATGCAACTACGATTTTGCTGTTACGGTTGATGGTTAGCTTAGAACCAAGTTCACCCATAACGCTAAACTTAACAATATTAACAACTGGAGCTGCACTGTTTCTAACTTGAGAACTAGCAGTCAGATCAGCAATAGTAATAGTGCCAGACTCAGCTGCAGAAGATGTGAAATGAACCACAGTTTCTTGGTTTGTATTTTTAACAGTGGTAAATGTCATTGCCATATATTATCCCTCTAATTTACTAAGAACAAAAAGAAAGTTCTCTTTTGACTCTCTCATGTACTCAATAATCTCTGTTTGATTACATAATAAGTTATTTAGGTAATCTTGCGTTGACTCATTTATCGCAATAACGTTACCATCATTTAACGTGTAATTCAACTTACCTTCAACCAAAGTATCAAGTTTGTTAATTTTGCGCAATTCACAGATAACTGGATCTACTGAAAAAATATTAGAGGAAGCCAATTCAATATATG